CAACGATCAACCAATATTACATTATGTTTGTAACTTGTACTCTTTGGTAGTATCTGTTACTATCAGCAGAACCAGCGTGGTTCACAGCAGTAGCAGCACCAGATTGAGCACCTGTTTCAGCAAATGGGTTCGCAACTAAACCGTATCTAGTTTTGAAACCGATTTTTGGTTGGAAAGTGTCTTGTCCAACTGCTCTAACCATTTGTAGAGGCACATATGGACAATAGAATATACCAGCATCGTAAGGTGAAGTACCTTTGTAACCAACTACGTAGTATTGTTTCGCAGCTGAGTTTGCTGAGTATGGATCAATGTACACTTTGTATCTTCCGTTTAATACACCAGCAAAAGTGTTACCAGTGTCATCTACGTTAAGATTGTTGTTTAATGCAGGAGTGTAATCTAAAACACCAGCCATTTGAAGCGCACTAGCAACGTCAGCAGAACAGATAATCATATTACCTTTTCCTCTTCTTGTTCTTTGTGCAATTCTATTAGCATCTCTCTCTAATTGGAACATTAATCCTTTGAATCTCTCAACTGACCATCTTCCGTTTGAGTCTGTGTCTAAATCAAAGATACCAGCTGTAGTTGTGTTAACAGCAGCACCTTTTTCTGCATTGATGTATATTGTTCTTACAACTTCTCTATTGATTTCAGCAAGAATTTCAGCAGATAGAATATTTGCTAATTCTGTTTCTGCGTCTAAACCGTGGATTGCTTTTAAGTCTTGTGCAAGTTCCATAGTGTATTCTGCTTTTAGAGCTCTACTTCTTGCAGTAACAGTTGATTTCTCAATTGAGAAAGCCATTTCTGCAAACTGATTGCCAGAAGCGTCACCTAACGCCTCAGCAGTAGCAGTAGTCATACCTTGACCTCTACTGTATTCACCAGCAGGTGAATCGTTAAGGATTCCTGGGTTTGAACCTCTTTGTTCAGTAATACCTGAACCAGAAGTTGAATCACCAGCAGCATTTCTACTAGAGAAGTCTGTATCCGCTTCATCAAATAAAGCTTCGTTTCCTGTTTGTGAAGTGTATCTACTTCTCATTGCAAAGATAAGTCCAGTTGGACCAGTCATTGGTTGTACACCAGCGATATCGTATGCAATAAGGTTAGGCATTGCTCTTCTTACTAATGAGATCAAAATTGGATCCCAATTAGCAACAGCAGAACCTGTAGAGTTAGTAGGAGCAGCTTCGTTTAAGAAACTTGCGTCCTCTTTCATTGCTCTTTCTTGGTTTTCCAAGATAGTAGCTGTAACGGCACGTCTGTAAGAATCCTGAACCTTAGGTAGGTCCGGGTGTTCTAGGACAGGCTGCCATTTCTTTTCGTATTGTTCTGATAAATACATTTGTTTTTATCTCCCTATTACTTTGACAACTTAATGTCTTTTGTTTTACTTATAGCGGCACTATAAGCAGCCATTGCATTACTCAAATCCTCATTTTGAGTTTCTGAGTCTGCCGCCACATCATCTATCTCACCAGAAGAGTCTTTTTTACCAAAGTAACTTTCTTTAATAGTAGATACTTTCGTTTTAAAGTCTTCTTCGTTTTTATAGTCAATTTCTTCAGCAAGTTTATTAAACTTTTCTTTTTGAGTTTCAGCAAGTTCTTTAGACGCCTCATCAATAATGGATTGTCTTGCATACTTACCGTTCTCTTTAGATAGTTCAACATTCTTTTCAATTGATTCGTTAAGTTTCTTTTCTAACTCATCAATTTTTGAAGCCTGATCTTCTAAAACATTATATTTTTCGTCTGGAACATCAATGTAGTGATCTTCAAATAGTTTTTTCAAACCACTAATAAAGTCCTCAGCGATTTCGCCTTTGATCCCTCTTTCTAAAGCAAGTTCGTTTTCTTTCATCCACTCTTCCACTACATAAGATAGGTAAGAGTCAACTTTTTCAACTAACTCGTCTTTAGCTTTAGAAGTTTCTTCCTCGAATTTTTTGTTGTAGTCTGCTTCTATTTCTTCCGCAATGTCTTTTACTTTAGACTTAATCGCAGCTTCAAATACAGTAGCAGCCTTTTGTTTAAATTCTTCAGATAATGATTCATCTCCAGCGACTAGAGCATCAACGTGTTCTTTTACGTCAATTTCTTCTTTCTTGTAAGAAGCCTTCATATAACCTTCCTCTTTGTCTTTTTTCTTTTCCTCAGAGTCGTGCATAGCTTCTTTCTTCTCGTCTTTTTTTTCAGACTCGTGTGAAGATTCTTTCTTCACTTCTTCGTCTTTAGCCTTGTCATCTTTTTTGTCAAGGTATTTTTTTAGACCAGCAGGTAGTTCGCCTTCTTTGATTTCTTTATCTTCCGAATCTTTGTCAGAATCTTTTGACTCACCTTTAAGTTTTGGCATTGCGTCAGCAGCACCTTGACTTTTTTGTTGTGGGTCGCCAGAAACTTGACTAACTTTCTTTGTAGCGTCAGGATTACTGTCTGTAGGTTTAACTACAGCTGCGCCTAAATCTTCGTGGTCTGCCATTTTAGCAATATGCGAAGGCTCAGCCGCCACAGCATTCTTTTTAGGAGCATCAGGAGCAGTTGCTTCTGTTACTTCTTTTACTGTCGCCTCAAGATTCTTTTCTGTTTCGGCCATTGAAATCTCCTCTTTAATTTTAAAACTAGTTTTAAATTGTATTGATACTATTTATAAACTAGAGGTTTTTAAGAAAGTTCTCAAATACTTTAACCTTAGCTTCTGCCAAAGCGTTTCTTTTCGCACTTTCAATTTCTCGTTTCCAAGCATCAATGTTCTTTTCAACGAGAACGCCATTGTTCCATATCCATTCTTTATTTTCCATAATGCCTTCAACGAAAGCGTCTGGAGCAGAAGGATCTGCAACAATATCAGCAGCAGTAGCCAAGTAAAAGTCATCTTTTACGTAGTTAGCGCCGCCTCTTCTTTCTAATGAACCCATACCACGTGATGATACTCCTAATTGAGCACCCTCATCAATAAGACCTTTTACAATCTTACCGTATGGTGTATTCATTATTTTTGCTTCACCAATAAA